CTTTATCCTTTAACCCCCAAACTTCTTCAAAGTCTGAAACTTTACGAATAAAGTAGCCATATCTTTCTGCTGCTGAAAGATTTACTATATTTTTAATCCTGCTAGATTTTTTGGTTTCGGACTATCTAGCTGAGAAGTAAGAGGTTACCGTTTGGCGCGATGCGGATAGGTAACGATTTAGAAATGAGCGGAGTGCTTTGAAGTACATCGTTTTGGATAGCCAAAGAACGCTCACTATTATCACTTGCAAAGGTAGTGATTCGTGGGAGAAAGTGAGCGTTCTTGCGTGATTTTCTTCTTAAAAGTTTAGTCGGAGCCCAAACATTACAATGAAAGGGGAAGGAGATGTCTTATCTCTACAGTCGTTGCGAGCGATTACGATGGACAAGCTGTTTCCATTTCTGTTCGCACCAACCTGGAACAGATAGTCCATTGATGGTAAGAATAGGCTGACGCTTCTCGTTGGTTATAATGCGTAGCTCGGCATTTTCCTCCGTGAAGTTTCGTTTGTACATTCCCGAATATGCGGTAGCCGTACCACGAACTATCTCTTGATCTTTGTGCATCTTGACCACCGTATCATCATCAAAGCCCATTTTGCGGAGCATCAGACGGATATTGAGTAAGAGGTAGAAGCTGTGAAAGAAGCGTTTGATAAAACTCCGCTCCTCCTCGTACACCTTGATTTTTCGGTGTTGTTCAGAGATAGTCTTATCCTTATCTCTAATGGTGTCCTGAAGGATAATGACCTCCTTGCGGATTTCGGCTTTCTCCTTTTCCGAAAGATGTTGTTGCCGTTCGACTTCTTGCTCCAACTCATCGATGCGCTGTTCCGCCTTGTCAAGCTCGGAGTTGCCAAATAACGAGTAGAGCGTACCCTTTACACGGAGCTTGCCCGCCTGCTTTTCCAACTCTCTGACCTTTTGAATTAGTTCTTCCTCCTCGAGTTGTTTCTGCTTGGTCTCTTTGAGAAGCTCTTTGTAATACTCCATATTAGTACGATGCTTGGCTTCAGATCCTTTTACCCCTCTACTCAGCCCAAATGGTCGCATTTGCTCAGCATAGGAGGTTTGATACTCTTCTAGCTTCTTGGGTGTAAGGAGATCATCAGCACAGAGCCGTATCTTGTTTGTCTTTGTCTTGTACTTACGCTTGCCATTCTCAGCTTCCTGTTTGGCTTTTCTCCTTTCTCCCGTGACAATCGGGACAACTGTCGCATGTATGTGCGGGGTCTCTTCATCGGCATGAAGTGTGGCTGCCACCACGTTTGCCTTGCCAAAGGTGGTATAAAGCCACTGCATCGTACTATGGCACCACTCCTCTAAGCGTCCATCGCTTTCAAGTTGGAGCATATCTTCGTGTGATCCAGATAGGATGAAACGAAGTGCTTTAACTTGATTGTCCGCAACCTTTCGGTAGATACCAGCCGTTGCTATGCGATGTGCAATAGCTTCTGTACGGTTGGTGACATTTGCGGGGAATTGCACCAAGTCTCGATTGAGGTGCGTGCGAGAGGCATCGACATTGTTCGGCACAAATGTTCGCTCGATGTGGGCACTCATTGCCGAGTCGTTGCCCCGAGCCTTGTCTATGTGTAATACTGCGTAGCCCATAAGTTGAATATAGTTTTAGGGGGTATCCAAAGGGGCTGCTTCCCCTTGGCTCAGGAGGGCTTTTTTAGCGGTAACGAAGTGGAGCGTGAAGAAAATGCCCTAATGAGCTATGGCATTTCTCCAAATGCCCGCTCCGCCCTGTCCCGCAGCCTGCCCTTGAAGTGCTTGCATTCTCTGAATGCACTGAGTCTTTGTTTCTAAGTTTGCCCCTGCAAAGTTGCAACTCCAAGGGAGTGCCATAACTCTTGAAACAAAGGCTCACATCTATACGCTTTACAGCTCTAGTCTCTTCGAATACCCGATTATTCCGTTGTTGAAAATTCTCTCTTTTGCGTTATCGTCTAAGCCCCCTTTTGCGAGGGACTATTTTCTGTTTCTGCGCTTCTTGCTGTGCAACAAGAAACTCGTTGAGGTCTTTGTGTCGGGCATAGTGCCTGCTCATATCCTCTACTGTCACATCTGATGATTGGATAGTCAGGAGTGCTTGTCGTCCTACTGGGTCATTATCGAGGAATGTTCGAACGGAGTCAATGTCTTGCTCTTGGAGATAGGCGATGGCTCGTGAAATGTTGCTGACCGAGTTCAATACAAGGCAAGGCGCCGTTTCTTTTCCGTTTATCGTAAGAAGGGAAAGGAAATCCATAAAGCCTTCAAAGATGCAGAGAGGGGCGTTGTCCTCTCGTCCTGCAATCACAGATATATCCTTTGGAGCAATAGTCCCCTTGAATGCGTTGTCATCCCGAAGCTCATATCCTCCAGAACGATTGGGAAATCCGATGGCGGAATATTCTCGTCCTCCTACCTCGTAGTGAATGTGACGGAGATACCCACTTGCCACTGCAAGATCTATCTTGCGAACCTCTCGAAGATAGCGTTGCAGATGTGAGGGCAACTCATCACTGATGGAGAGAATATGCCTTCTATTATTTGCTCTCTGTTCATCTCTTCTATGTTCTATGTGATCTTCACGATGAAAGGAAGAGGACGCAGCTATTGTCTCTCGCCTTCCAGCAAGATGCTTCATCGCTTCATAAGCACTACACCCTTGCATACGCATCACAAGGTCTATGATGCTTCCGCCTTGACCTGTGCCGTAGTCGTGCCACAAGTTCTCCCGAAAGTCTACCTTCATACTAGCATTGAAGTCTTCTCGGTAGGGTGCATGATAAAGGGCATAGCCGTTGTACCGCTTGGCAGGTTCGATACCATAGATAGTATGCAGATAATCGGCTATTGGTATTGCCTTAAGGTGTTGTAGATCGTAATATTCGTTGTTCATTGCTGTTCTCTTTGGATTGTTCGTATTCATTGTTCACGTGTTCTTCGTATTCTTTGTTTGCTGTCTCATTGTATGTTCTGTTCTCTCTATTTTCTCTTTTTGGAGTTTTCCCCTTTTTATCTTACAACCTTTCTACACTAGGATAAGTGGTTGACAGTGAAAGAGAAAAGTGTAACACTTTGTCGGGGTTTATCCTACTACACCATCTGTCTACACCACTTGTCCTCTATTAAGCTGTAGAAGCGTAGAAGGATTGTAGTAACATCTGTCGTAAGATGAATGTCTTCTGTAATCCTTTCTCTTTCACTGTATTATCCTTAGTTGTAGTAACGTAGTAAGGAGAATAGGAAAGAAAAGAGAAAGGGGTATTACAAAGGGAGTGCAACAACAGAGTGCTATGGTGGTTGCTCGGGGTAAATCTTACGGACGGCATAGACATATACGGGATTGCCATTTATCCTGCGACACTCCCTCGTATAGCCTGACTTTCGCAAGGCTTCGCCCATCCGTTTGGGAGAGAGGGGTTGTCGGGTATAGCTGGAGAGATACCCTACAATCTCCGAATTGGTCATATAGAAGCGTTTCGTAGCCATCTCAGCTTCCAAGGGAAATGTGAAGTAGCGGAGCAACAGCTCCATCTCTGTCGTATAGACTTGGAAAGCCTCGCTGTTTCTATGCAACTCAACAATCTCTTCATCATTGAACCAATAGCGAAAGCCTTCATGCAGTAGTCGCTTAGCGTCACTGTAAACAGCATCCATTGGGATCGCTTTAGCACTGTCTATATCTATTGCCGAGACTTCAAAGGGGAGGAAACGCCTGCTCCCTGTAGGGTCTGTGAGGAAGTCGTTGCCATTGACCGAAGCCACGAAGCTTGCCAAGTGGGGTCGCTCCTCAATGTGCTTCTCGTAAGGCATACGGTACTTCACCTGCGGACAGGTTATAAGGTTCTTCAGTTCGTTTTCATCTCGCTTGTTGAGGGCTTTGAGTTGGTCGTCAATGTTGATGAGGAGATTTTGCCCGATAAGGCTCAGCACATCTTTCTCCTGCGGATATATCTTTCCTGTATAGCGGTAGTCGGATAGAGCTGGTGGGCAGAGCAGGTCTAGAAAGGTCGTTTTGAACTTGCCTTGCTCGCCTGTCAGCACAAGGCAGGTGTGATTGCGACACTGCTTGTCGTCCATAGCATTGGCTACTACGGCCACGAGCCACTTGGTAAGGTATTCCTCCCATTTCTCAGAATTGGTTACTCGCACGCAGTCGGCAAGAGCTGTGATAGCTTCCGCATTACCATTCGTCATCGGTAAGGCTCGGAAATAGTCTTGCACGGGATTGATACGTGGGGAGAAATCGCTTTCAATAATGCTGTACAGATTATCGGTGGAGGTCTGTATGTTGGCTTCCTTGTCCAAGGCTCGCTTGAGGGTATTGATACGATAGCGGTCTACGGAGGTGTAATCGCCCTTGCCTTGTGGACGATACTCGGCTCGGTGCAACACCGTGTTGTACCGAAACTCGTACTGAGCGGAAAGATACGCTTCTATTTGGCCATTTTTGGAGGGGCTATCCTTTTCTTCTATCTTCATTGTGCGGATTGCTTTGTATTACATTGTTTTGATGATTAGCTCCTTTTCGAGAGCTAAAGCCAAGTTAGAAGAGTTTTTTCGTAAGAAGCACAAGGGCGGTTTTCTTGCTTCAGAGTGCATCGCTTTTCTCAGACACGACACAACGAAAAGCCCCTTTTCACAATCCGATTGGAGGAAAAGAGGCTCTATGAGTGTGCAAATAGCACTAACGAAAAGTGTGTCGTTTGCTATGGGGTGCGTTGCTTTACTTCGATGGATTGAAGTGATTACTTGAACTAGTGACGCAATGGGATAAAGTATGGACAATCATACAGCGGTCAAGAGCTACTCTTCCTAATATTTCCTCGTATATCCCGCTATATCTGCGCTTGGAGAAATAGTGAAAGAGCCTGCTTACTTTTGCGTCAGAAAGTAATAACAACGCAAATAACACAACAACAAAATGAGATTTACAGCCATTGACACCTCCGCTTGGGAGGAACTGAAAGAGTGCATCGAGGAGCTGACAAAGAGTTTCAATGAACATTTTGCGCCACCAGCTCAATACCCTGACTTATTACACAATGGGGATGTATGCCGAATACTGAACATCAGTAAGCGAACATTGCAGCACTATCGAGACTCGTCCGTGCTGCCCTTTATCCAAATCGGACATAAGTGCTATTACAAGCGTGAGGATGTGGAAGCTCTCCTCGCTAACTCTAACACTCGTATAGGTTAACGACTATGGAGTACGAAACGATCAATAAAGAAACACCAGAGATGAAGCAACTCATCTCTGGCATTAAAGGTTTGACGAATCGAGTGAGAAGCATAGCTCAAACTCATCGTCCTCTTTTTGAAGGTGAAATCTACCTCACAGGAAGAGAGGTCTGCGAGAGACTGTTCCTTTCCCCTCGCACCCTGCAAGACTACCGGGATAAAAACATTATCCCGTACACCCAAATCGCAGGGAAGATTCTCTATCGGCTCTCAGACATCAACCAACTACTCCAAGAAAATTATCGGAGATAAAGCATTAGCAAGGACGTGTTTTCTTGCTGTTTTCTTCGCCTTTTTAATTATGAATGAGTAACTTTGCAGGAGTAATCTTCACAAAGGAGTTGAAGGAACTTGTGACGAAGTTGTCAATTTCAAAATATGTTTATCAATGAAACAGAAAGTTTTATTTATCATATTGAATGAATACACAGACTGGGAAGGGGCTTTTCTTTCCACGGCTCTTCACGTAGGTGTGATACCGGGCAGTGAAATAAAATACGAAGTGCATACCGTTGCAGCGACATCGGACACTGTCCGTTCAATCGGAGGTTTCAGAACTTTACCCGATTTTTCTTTCGAGAATATGCCGCAAGATTATGCCGCCTTAGTGCTTATCGGGGGCAACCGTTGGAACTCGCCCGAAGCGGAACTTGTCGTACCTTTGGTACAGGAGGCTTTAGATAAAGGTAAAATCGTCGGGGCAATATGCAATGGTGCTTCATTCCTATGTTCGCACGGCTTCCTGAACAACGTAAAACATACAGGCAACGGTCTTGACCAACTCAAAAAATGGGGTGGTACTGGTTACACTAACGCAGAAAACTATGTGGAAGCGCAAGCCGTCAGTGATAAGAATATCGTTACGGCAAACGGTGTAGGACATTTGGAATTTACTCGTGAAATGCTTCTATCGCTGAAAGCCAATGCTCCCGAACAGATTGCCCAATGGTATGATTTCTACAAAAACGGATTCGTGAGATAACGACATTTTTCTGAAATACTAAACTTTATGGTTGTAACGTCAAACATAAAAGCCACATTTCCGTGTGATTCGCAGAGAGTTTGGGAGGTCGTGACATCACTTACCGATTATTCTTGGAGAAGTGATATTGAGAGAATAGAAGTCATCTCAGACACGCAATTTGCGGAGATAACAAAGAGTGGGCATAGGACAACTTTCACGATAACAAGACAAGAGCCTCGTTATTTGTGGGAGTTTGATTTGGAGAGTGACCATATAAAAGGGCATTGGATCGGTACTTTCAGTGGAAACGAAAAGACGACCACGATTGATTTTACAGAATACATTGAGCCTAAGAAATGGTTTCCCAAACTGCTTGTAAATATCTACTTGAAGTACATGCAAGTCAGATATGTCAGGGATTTGAGGCAGGCGTTGAGAAGAATGTGATCATAGATTTTGGTTCCAAAGTAGAAAAGCTATGCCACAAATAACCAAAGGAGGAAAGTTTATCTTCGGCATCTCTCATATTCGAGAAGATTTGACAATTCAGATACCGGAGCAAGCAGTCCATGAATATGCGCTTACTGATATTGAAAACATCATTCTGATTACAGGAAGTAAAGCGACTGGAGGCTTCTGTATAACGACCTATTCACTTCTTTCTTCTTCAAAACTGTGTCATATATTGACAGATTGCCCCCAACTAAGGGAACAGACGCTACCAATGGGCAAATTGATAACCTATAAAGGGAGGGGTTATACTTGGGTGCCAATAGGAAAAGGAGGAATAATCAGCCTAACCCCTGAATTGATGAGGACTTTAAGTTTGCAAGTCCATTCTGAATTATTGGCTATCAGAAGTAGCAATATCGCTTTCACAATGGGGGCAAAAGGGCCGTTGTGGGAAAAAGCGCAGACTTTCAATGGTGAAATTACACGATATTAGTCGTAGAAAGGACTTGCTCCATAAAACGAAGCAAGTCCTTTTTGTTTAGTCTTAACCTCCCCTTTGTTGTATCACTCTGTCCATGTCCTTTGAAATCTTCTTGTCGGTGACTTGGGCATAGATTTGTGTGCTGGCAATAGACGAATGCCCCATCATCTTAGCGATGCTCTCGATAGGCACACCAGCCTCTAGCGTTAGCGTCCCGAACGTATGTCTTGCACAGTGCCAAGTCAACGGAGTACGGATGCCACATGCCAACCCCACGGCTTTGAGATGACGGAGTAGCTTCCAGTCGCTCATTGTATCGGGGAATATCTTGTAGTCCCCTCTGCTCTGCTCTTTCGTGTAAAGAGCGAGTATCTGCTCCGCTATCGGATGCAAGGGGATCAAACTCTCCACCTCCGTTTTCTGTCTTGCCTTGCGAATATACCGCTTCCCCTCGCTGTTCGTCTCGATTTGCGAAGCTCGTAGCCCCTGTAAGTCAACAAATGCCAAGCCTGTAAAGACGGAGAAAAGGAACATTCTTCGACTTAGTTCTGCCCCTTTATCCTGCAATGGGAATGCCAAGAGCTTTGCCACATCGCCCTTACTCAGAAACCTAGGTTTGCGCTCCACGACTTCATACTTCACCTCTTCAAACGGATTGAAGCGTATTGTCCCCTGACTGACTGCTCGATACATCAATCGACTCAACCAACAGAGATGGCTATTTATCGTTGCAGGTGCATAGCCCTCCGTCTTCAGATAGAAGCGATAATCCTCAAAGAACTCAATCGTAAGAGCCGACAAGGGGAAATCCCGCTCACTGCGACTGCGCACAAAAGAGTTAAGCAGTCTATCTGCGTACCGATTGTTCCTATACGTCCCCGCACTACTGCACTCTCGTTGGGCTTTGAGTTCTTCCGCACTAAGAGTAAGCAGGGTCGTTGAAGTTTTCCCGACACCCTGCAAGTAGTTCTTCAGCAACTCGGCACTTACTGCTCCATACTTGTAAAGCAAGGTATTGTAGCCTTGTTCGACTTTGTCCCGAAAGGTTTGCAAGCGTTGGTTGGTCTTCTTCTCCTTTGTCTCCCTTCGCTTCACGCTCCAATCGTGGGGGACAGTGCTTTCGCCAGTGGTTATCACCGCGCTCGCTCCATCTATGGTAATACGGCAAAGGATTGCCGTTGTGCCGTCTGCTTTGGTCTTGCTCTTATTGATGTAGAATAGTATTCTGAATGTACTACGCATAGCTCTTACAAGGTTAAGGTTAGCTCTTCAGTGAAAGAGAGGAATTGCTCAAACTCATCGAAAAGCTTCTTCGGAGTCACATGAGCATATCGCTCGGTCGTTTGGATATTGCTATGCCCCAACATGCGGCTCACCGTTTCAATCGGCACTCCTCGCTCCAACGTAATCAAGGTCGCAAAGGTGTGGCGACCAACGTGTGCCGAAAGGGGAATAGAGATACCAGCTCGAAGTTGTAGAGCTTTGAGTTGGGCGAGGTAAACCGGATAAGCAATGGGAACAAAGAGCGTAGTTCGTTCTTCCGATTGATGTCGCTCCATCAGACGGACCGCCTCAGATAAGAGTTTCACACGACAAAGCGTATTGGTCTTCTGTCTGCGGAACTTAAGCCATAATGCCCCCTCATCATCTGTAAAGAGATGCTCCCGACTAAGGGCAACCATATCGCAGTAGGCAACACCCGTATAACAGGCGAAGAGAAAGAGGTCACGAGCAGTTTCCAGCTCCGCTTCATACGGCTCAAAGGTCAGGCTCTGCAACTTATTCAATGATGCCCTGTCCAATGCACGAGGTTGTTTGTTCTCCCCTCGTTCGATCGTTACGTGAGCAAACAGTTGTCTCGTTATCAACCCTTCACGATATGCCAAACGGCAGACCTTCTTCACCGCTAATGCCATCTTACGATAATGACCTTGCGAATGCCCCAGCTCTCCGACAGAGTAACATTGTAGGCAATCCAAGAAGTTTTCTTCAATTTGACTGAAAGCAATATCTGTCGTGTGGAACTTCTCTTGGATAAAAGCGTGTAAGTGCTTGCGAACTGTGTAATAACTTCTCATAGTCGTAGCCTTTATCTCGACACCCACCTTTTGCTTCATCTCTTCGAGCATTTGATCGTACCGCTCCAAAAAGGAGATTTGGCTTTGCATACTACCTTGTAGCAACTCCTTGATGTCAGTCGCTGTAAAGACAACCCCTCGCTCACAAAGGGTTTGATAAGCCGACTGCGCCGAGAGCAGCAAGCGCTCCAACTTGCCATTCGTTGCCACAGCTTCATGGCTCTTGCCGTTCAGCCTGCTCTCACGAGCATTCCACAGCTTGGGGTCGCACGACAGCTTACAGCTGAATTGAGCTATCGTTCGCCCGTAGGTTATCCGCCCCATAATCGGAGCTTGCCCCGACCTGTCCAATCCGCTCTTTTTCAGGTAGAGCAAAACCTTCATTTTGTCTGTTTGCATACGCTTCTGTTTTTATGGGCAAAGTTACCCGTTACCGAAGCGTTCTCAGCTATGCAAAGCGTTGTATATCAGAGCAGCAGCACCGCAATTGCAGAAAGTTCACTTACCGAATACTCTTCCGTCAGTTACCTGCTCCTACCTCTTCGTTACCATTCGGAGAATGAGCTAACGATTTGGTAACGGAACTTCTTCACAAATCCACGCTTTCTGCACTTTTACCCTCTGTGTAGAACATAGAAAAACACTGCAAATCCATCTCATTTCCATTTACTTACCCGCAATCCTCTCCCTAATGCCCTTCCCCCTAAAAGTTCCAGGCTTACACTGCAATAGTGCCACTTTTATCATGCAATAGCGCCACTTTTACACTCTAATAGTGGCACTATTGGACTGTAAAAGTGGCTCTATCGTTATGCGCGGGTGCTGTTTGCACAGCAAAACACCATAAAACCAGCTTTTTGATTCTCCAGAATTGATTTTTATTTTGTAACAGCTTTTTACTCTTTGTACGATATTTGCATGGTGGACATGAAGAGGTTTTTGACAAGAAGATTACTAAAAATGCAATCACCGCAATAATACTATTGATTTTACGTTCTTTTCAAAGAAAGGGGTTGTGCAATCGTGCCTTAAAGGTTAAAAGCACTACCTTTGAATGCTGTTAAATAACGTGAGTTCGACGAATTAGAATAAGGTTAATTGTCTATCTATAGTCCTTTGGACTGCAATTGTTGGTTTCTTAGGAAAGAAACAATATGCAGCCAA